GGGCGCTCTAAGTGTTGATCATGGAACGAAGTCTTGAAGACAAAAGTCACAATCAAGCTTTGACGACAGCTACCCAAGAAGGGATAGCTGCGTCCATCCGTGTTTCAGCCGTTCCCGATACGGAATCGGGTACTCAGCGCGACGATCACTATCTGCCTCACCCATACGGGTCAGGTGGAGTAGTGAATCCTGCAGATGATACCATTCATCTTTCCTTGGCCTCTCCAAAGAGGCTAGGAGCAGGACTAGAGGAGTCTCCCACCGTTGGAACTTACGGTTAAACCGCACGTTCCCGTGTAGGAAGATATCCCTAGCTGCCTTAGTGTATTCAAAGATACCCTGAGCGTCCGGGTTGTTACATAAATGTAATTTTCCCATGAAGCTCCGGGCCTGTGAATACATGTAAGCCGCACAACGCTCATATCCCGCCAATCGCATGCGTTTCGCAAGCGAACATAGGGACTGAACGTTTGAGTAAGAGCTGACACTAGCTACCTTCAACCTAAACGGAGTGATATCGATGCCATTAAAGGCTTCGACACCACATGACTCCCGAAAGGAGCCTAGCCTAAACGTCTTGCCAATGTTGGGTACTAACCCAGCACGAACAAGACCATTCAGAGCACCGTTATGGTATCTCGAAGGATAGATTATGTCATCTCCGAAGACATAGACCTCTGCACGGCTTTTGCCGTACTTACAGTCTATGCCAGCTTGAACTAGAGCCCAGAAGACTAGCGATTGCACAGGGAATGTTAAACAGTTCCCCATGGGCGCAAATTTTCGGAGCTCGTGAGCACGTCCACTTGGTAATACAACCGAGTCAGCTCGAGACGCATTCATATAGTAGTAGGCAAAGTCACCAAAAAGGTAACGAACCAACTCTATTGAAATGCGATCACTAGCTTCCTTTAAGTCCAAGGTAACAAACTCCTTAGACTGCGAGGACTCAAGCGCTAGCCTCCCATTCACCGTCTGATCGTCTAGGTTAATAAACCTTCGCGTTAGGCGGGATTGGGCTATTGCACGCTCGAGGATTCTACGTTGACCTTGCTGAATCCATATGGCTTCAGAGGGATGCACGCTTATTAGGCGTGGACCTCTAGAGTCTTTAGGGACCATTGCAAGTTTACAAGATATCGTTTCGCCCTCTGCTAGCAACTCCTGTCCGAGGACTATGACCTGCCACCAAAATGATGGTAGACCACAGAAGAACTCGGCGAAGGGGTAAGCTAGCTCAAGCTTACGATACAAGGTGCGGAAATCACTCTTATTCACTGGGGGCCTACCCGGAAAAACCGAGCCAGGGCCATGTGAGGGAGTGATATCCTTCCAGTTCAGATTGTAGATTACACTCTGGACCAGACGACGGGCCTCTCTGAATAGTGGTTGGGCTGACGATACCTTAAAGGCATCGTTCCACACTTCTATATTCAGATCGGTCTCAGTGAATTGGCTTACAGCCTCTTCACGTTGCTCATTAGTAGGTTCAAACTCGGCCTTGTAGCAGAATACAAGCAGTTGATGTAGGTGTCGAAGATCCTCCTCGCGGCGTTTTGCCTCGAAGAGTAACCAGAGAGGTTCTAACCACTCGGGAAAAACAGGCTTTTCTTGCCCGTTGTCTTCTATCCATTGCAACAACTTCTTATCTAGCTTAGGAGCCTCTACAAGGATCCAGTTCATAGTGATACTATCAGGGGCACACGAAAGGTGTACTACTGATTTCTCAGATATGTCTGCTAGCAGGCACTGATATGTTTCAATTAACATGGTCATAAGACTTAATCTTCTACCTGACTTTGCTGTTCAAGTTTCCTTATCCTATTACTTATCGTCTGTCCTGTCGATGTGGATATCAAGGTGATCCACTTGCTTAACGCAAGTCTCACTTATGAATAACCACACTGCCAGAATCAGGGAAAGCAGGTAGGGTAGTTTAGTACCGGACCTGCGTTTTCTGGTAAGCATTACTGCTCACCAGTGACGTAGATCGCTGAGCCTTTGCCCAGCTGGGTACTGTCTGCAATTCCCGAGGCAAGGAGGACAGTCAACGCATGCACGTTATTAATAACGGCAGCGCTGATATCCACCGACCCCAATGGAACTGCGGCGACTTGATAGATCGAGATGGGGGCAATCGTGCCCACAGCGTCGATCACGATGTTTTGATCAAAACGCACAACCGAGCGCCGGTACTTCACTTTCGTGGAGTTCTCGACAAACGATGTGTGCTTGATGGTCAGGATATGCTCCAGGCCCGGCGAAACGCCGGTCTTAGCGCGTTTGGAACCCGCTTCCTTGTCACTATAGACTTGGTTGAAGGTTCCGATCCCAGTCATTACCAGGTTATTGTCCATGTTTAGGATAGGGGCATTGCCCCCTGTTTTAAATGACGCACAATGGCGTCGTTGTTGTTGCCCTCTATAGGGCATCTACTTATGCAACTTTAGGCTCGCCACCTTTTGGTGGAGCAAGGCACCCAATAGGGAGCCCTGCCTTTTTCCGAACCTTCCACTCTTCCCAATCCAAAAGGACGGGAGAGCAGGTAATCGGTGGTATTCTGAAATCTCAGACCTACCAAACTCTCTACCATCCATGGTTTGCGTCCTAACATAGTTAGTGTTATACTGAGGGAGGAGCACTTTGCTCACACCCTCAACCACTAACTTAGTTGACACACAACCATCTACGACTCTGCGAACACCTCCCGTAAGGGAATTGTCGACTTTGTCGATGACAGCGGAGGTATTGACAAACCAATCGAGCACAAAGCTATAAGGAATTGCTTCCCATAGAGCTGAGGCTGGACCAGCTGATAAGAACCGTTTCATCATATAATCAAGATCTTTAAACAGATCCGTATTATACGATGTCGTATCCTTACCATGAACAGTAGCAACTTTCAAAGCACTCATATTCTCTATAGAGAGAGTCAGGTGTCTTGTCGTGCTATCGCCAATGCCGTAGGGAGCGCCATAGACAGCATCATTAA